CCTCGGTACAGTTACCCGTACTCTTCCTTAGCAGGGAAGTGCTTTAAGCCGCTCAGCCACCTTTCCTTTTCACTATTTATAGGTATTATATACAGTTATAATTTTTTACTGATAAATATTAATATGTACACCAGCCACATAAACAACATACACGTTGAAGTAACAGATAGATGTAATGCTGAATGTCCTGTATGTCCAAGATCAATGAGTGGTGGTGAAACTTTTCCTTATACCAGAGACAAAGAATTATCACTAGAATACTTTAAATTAATAGGGAAAGAGTTCCTGTCTAAAATTGATAATTGGAATTTTTGCGGAGTAAAAGGAGATCCTGCCTCAGCTCAGGATTTATTTGAAATTTTAGACTATATTTTATATTGTAATCCTGAAACAAGAATATTAATTAGAACAAATGGTGGAGCAAGAAACGAAAAATTTTGGACTAAGGTAGGAAATTTATTTGTAGGTAAAGACTGTGATGTAGTATGGAGTGTAGATGGCTGGGAAGACACTAATCACATTTATAGAAAAAATGTAAAATGGAATAAACTTTTTAACAACCTTAATGCTTATATAAACACAGGCGCATCGTCTATGTGGGAATTTAATTTATTTGCACATAATGAAATAGATCTTCCAAAAGTAGAGGAGTTTTGTAATTTACATAATATTTGCTTAGATGTTAGAGAGCCCTTTGGTTTTGATAAAGTTGGTGAAATATATAAATCTATAGCAGTATATAATAAAACAGGAGATGGTAGAACATCAAAATTAGCATATACAATAAAACCACATGGCATACCAGATGATAAAATTTATGATATACATCCTGAAACTAATGATATACACGACTTTGCACCTGGCGTATACGACTTACACCATATGACATATCTTAAAACATCTGGCACAACTGTAAAATGCCAATCTACTAGAGTGGGTATAGGCACAAAATCACACAGCCAGGAAATATATTTAGATTCTAATGGTATGATTTTCCCCTGTTGCTATACTGCTGGTAAATTTCATATGGGTGATGAACAAATAAATGAAATGTATAGGCCATTTAAAAAACAACTCACAGTAAGCAGTGATAGAAGCATATACGATGTACTAAATTTAGATCTTTTCACTAAAGTTATGCCTCAAGGCATGTCAGGTAAGTTAGATGACCCTGCTGGTTATTGTATTACTTGCGTTCAACATTGTAAATTTTAATCTAAGTTTTTAAAAACCGATAAATAGTAACATGCCTAGATTAAGTTTATGGAATCCAACGAAAACAAATGATTACAGTTTCATTGACAGAATTGTGGGTGAGCATATCTTTGCTGGTGGCACAGGTGTTCATATACACAAATATATGGGTATTCAGGACACGCCTAACAGCAACGACCCTACTAGACCAGCCAGTAGCTCAGGTACTAACAATGAAGTATTCATACAGGATTTATTATTTTTAGAAAATAGAGATAGAAAATACAGCGAAGATATTTATGAATTACGTGGTCAATATAATTTAGGCGATAATGATTCTTTTGATTTGACACAATTTGGTATGTTTTTAGCAAATGATACTTTGTTTATGAACTTTCATACAGAAAGTATGGTAGATGCTGTAGGCCGAAGACTTATGCCTGGAGATGTATTAGAATTACCTCATTTAAGAGATGACTTGTTGTTGGGTAGCGATGAAGCAATAAACAGATTTTATGTTGTTACTGATGCTAGTAGACCTGCAGAAGGTTATGATCCACGTTGGTGGTCACATCTTTGGAGGGTAAAACTAGGCCCTATTACAGATTCACAAGAGTACAGAGATATACTTGGTACTGGTGAGGAAGAAGACGATTTAAGAAATTTAATAAGTACCTATGCTAATGAGATAAAAATTAGTGATGCAATACTAGAACAAGCAGAACGTGATGTACCATTTGACCCACAATACAGAGAAACAGGTCATTTGTATATGGACGATACAGTTCCAAATAAACCAGCACCAGGATTAGATTTTGGTGGTGCTGACGGAAATCCTGTAAATGGTTCTAGCATAGTTGGAAGTGGTGCAACATTTCCTACTAGCGGTACAACTGACGGTGATTACTTCTTGAGAACAGACTTTAGTCCTAATAGACTATTTAAAAAATCTGGTACACGTTGGATAAATGTAGGTTCAGATATGACAGGTTCCTGGAGTGCCGCAAACAGAATATTAAAAGGATTTATAAACAATGATTCTACATTTACTGCAGATAACGGCGAAATAATGAAGGAAAAAGTTAATTTAAGCAAAATTGTAAAACCTAAAACGGATAACTAAGATGAGATTTAAAGATATAAACAGTAAAAAAATACAAGAGAGCAAAGAAAAAATATCAAAATTAGAGAACAAAAAATCTGATCTAGAAATTGCTCTAAGTTCTGCTAGAGAAATTACCAAAACAATTAAGTATGTTGATACTCATGTAGAAATAGTAAGTAAACTAAGTGGCATAGCAGAAGATGTAGGCCTAGAATTAGATGAATATCAACAGCGTCAGGTTTATGATGCTAAAAACAAATTAGAAAGTTCTATTTACGAATTAGAAGAAGTATTTAAAGATGCAATTCGTGATATTACTAATAAAATAGACGATTTAGAATACGATTTAGAATACGGCGACGAATAAAATGGCAGGCAAAAACTTAGATTACTGGTATGATGAACAGATAAAACGTTATCTTATTCAAATTATCAGAATCTTTTCAAATTTTCAAACAAGAGAGTATACTAAAAACGGTGTAAAATATAATCGTGTACCTGCAAGATATGGTGATGCTAATAGAATGGTAGCCGCCATAATGCGTAATAATTCAGAAAATATTATTAATAGTGCACCTTTTATAAGTGTTACTATACAGAGTTTGCAACCTGCAAGAGATAGAACACATGAACCCTTTTTAGTAGATACTACGCAGGTAGCAGAAAGAGAATTTAATAAAGAAACACAATCATATCTAAATGATCAAGGCAATCTATTTACTACGCAAAGATATATGCCGGTACCTTATAATATGACTATACAAATGGACTTATGGTCAAATAATACTGATACTAAACTACAAGTACTTGAACAAATTTTTGTACTTTTTAATCCTAGTATACAATTACAGTCAAATACTAATCCTTTAGATTGGACTAGTGTGTTTGAAGTTGAGCTTACAGATATTGCTTGGAGTAATAGAAGTGTTCCTGTAGGTACTGATGACTCTATAGACATTTCTACATTAACATTTGCGGTACCTATTTGGATAAGTCCTCCAGCAAAAGTTAAAAAACAATCAATTATACAGAGAATAATAGCAAACATACATAGTGTAAGCAGTATTTCAGACTTAGGATATGATGAAGACTATGCTGACTTTTTTGGCGATATACAAGATACTGCAGAAGTTGTTGTTACGCCAGGTATGTATAGTGTAAGAGTTAGTGGTGCTAGTGCTATACTGCTTAACGAACAAGGCGTTGAAGTTAAGTGGAGCGATATAACTGAAATGCAGGGAGACATTAGAACTACAAGTTTACTTAAACTTAATACAAGTAACGACACAAATAACTTCTTAGGGGAAGTAATTGGTACTATATCTGTAGATACTACAAACCCTAACAATTTAATCTTTAATTTAGATACAGACACTTTACCAACAGATACTATTAATGATGTTGATAAAATTATTGATCCCAGAGAAAATTATCCTGGAGACGGAACTTTAGAGGCCGCTTCAAACGGGCAACGATATTTAATTACAGAGGAATTATCTACTACAGGTTATCCAAACTGGAATATAGATGCTCAACCAAACGACATTATAGAATATAACGGTAGCAATTGGGTAGTATCATTCGATGCTAGTTCACAAGCAGGAAATACCCATTACATGCATAATACATTTACATCCAAACAATATCAATGGACTGGTACTCAATGGATAAGTAGTTACGAAGGTGAGTACAAACCAGGATATTGGAGGCTTGTATTGTAATGAAAACAACTGCGGCAGGAGTAGTATTCCTAGCCAAAGACACAGGAAGATGTATGTTGCAACTTAGAGAGGGCAACAAACGATTTAATCATACCTGGGGTTTTTGGGGCGGAATAATAGAAAAAAATGAATCTCCTTATGAATGCATAAAAAGGGAATTACAAGAAGAAATTGGTTTTGTTCCAGAACTGCAAAAATTAAATCCTATAGACGTTTATCAAAGTAAAGATAAAAACTTCTTCTATTATAGTTTTGTATATGTTGTAGATAATGAATTTCAACCACCAAAATTAAACGGAGAAAGTGCCGGATATGCCTGGGTAGACATAGGCCAATGGCCTAAACCACTTCATAACGGTTCTAAAATAACGTTATATAAAAATGGTGGTACACAAAAACTGCATACTATTCTAGAAATAAATTCCTGATAAATATTTCGTATGAGCAAAGGCGAAATAATCGATTTTGTTATTTTGCGGATAACGACCGAACTAGACAAGTTTCAAAGAACTAAAACAATCCCACATACACTACTAGAAGGTGCCATAGAAATAGACGAAATAAAAGATATCTATTATGAGAAGTTATCTCCAAAATATCAAAAAATATTTGATAGACTATTAAAAGAGTATCATCAGAATATTGGCAAAAATATCGACTCCTTAAAAAAAGCAATGAAAAAAGACTATGCTAGAGTAGTTAAAAATATGGCTACAGAGCATGAAAGTTTTAGATTTAAAGAAGTAATGAATTCATACAGACGTAATTTAAATCCTGTTAGAGCATTATTTTATCAAACAAGAGATGTTTTAAGACGATATAATCCAGATCATCCTTATCATTATTGGCTTATAGATTTAATAACTGACACAGAATACAATAATATAATTAGAGATGCGTTATCTAAAGATATAAGAAAACTAGAAAAAATAATTAAAAGGTATTATTTTCC